CATCAACATGTGCAAGCCCGAGAATGAACGAGTTTACCGTAATATTAAGGATTATTAAGTGACAGATAATGTAGTTGATTTCACAGATCGTTGGATTAAGAAAGAAGAGCATAAAGAAAAGATTCAAAATATTGAGGAAATCAATGAACTTGATGAACTTCATGATATTTGCACTCTAGTAGCCAATGATGCTCTAAATGCATTATATGAAGAATATGATCTAGAGATTGATAAAATTGAGTTTAGTCCAGAGATGATTTTCTTCTTTGAGTCATTCAAGGGTCTTATTATGAAGTGTGCTGGACATTGGCATCCTTTTCAAGATGCTGCTCAGGATTTTTTTGATTCTCAGGGCATTGAAGTTCATGAAACTGAAGATGGTGGATATCATTTCGCTCTAGGTAATAAGGAAGAAATTTTACCGGCAAACGATGTTGACATTATTGGAGATAATAAATGATTCTTATTGATCTAAGCCAATTTCTAATTTCTTCATTATTTGCCAACGGATCTAAGAATGTTGTGATTGAAGAAGATCTGCTACGCCATACTCTTCTTAATTCAATTAGAGCACTTAAAGTTAAGTATAAGGAGTATGGTAAAGTTGTAATTGCCTGTGATGATAAGAATTACTGGCGTAAGGAATCCTTTCCTTATTATAAGGCACATCGAAAGAAGTCTCGTGAAGATTCTGAAGTTGATTGGAATGCAGTATTTGTCTGTCTAGACAAGTTTAAAGAAGAGCTTCGGGAAAACTTTCCGTATAAGGTAATTCAGGTTCCTCATGCTGAAGCTGATGATATTATTGCAGTTCTAACTAAGCATTATCATGCTGAAGGCATTCTTATTGCATCTTCAGATAAGGATTATATGCAGCTTCAGTCATATCATCGGGTTACTCAATACAGTCCGATTATGAAGAAAGAGATTAATTGTTCTTATCCAGAGCAATATCTGATGGAACACATCATCAAGGGGGATTCCGGAGATGGGATCCCTAACTGTCTTTCTCCTGACAATTCTTTTGTAATGGGCATTCGTCAGAAGCCGATCACAGCAAAAAGACTACAAGAAATTAGTTATGATCCAAAAGCTATGCCTGAAGATGTATATCGAAATTATCTTCGGAATAAAACTTTGATCGACTTTAACGAGATTCCTGATTATATTCAGGCTCAGATTCTTGAGGCATATGAATCTCAGGAATTTGGAGATAGATCAAAACTATTTGGGTTTTTTGTGAAACATAAAATGAAGCATCTTATGGCAGATATAGGAGACTTTTGATGATTTCTATGGAAGAAAAGTTTTTAGCATCTAAACTCTATAGTCTTTTATATCCTCACAAAAATATATATAGTGTACAACCTAAAACTAATAACTTTGGTTCGATTAGGTGGGAACAAGATCCACTTACTAAGTATGCTTTAATCGTTCGTGAATTGATGCAATATAAGGAATCTATTTAATGTCTACTACTTTAGGGGTCGCAGAGATCCTAGAACAAATTTCAAAGATTAAGGATATCAATGAGAGGCAGAATGCACTATCTACTTGTGCAGGAACTCCAGCAATTATTCAAGTCCTTCATTCATGCTTTCATCCAGAAGTAAAGTTTCAACTACCAGAGGGTCGTCCTCCATTCAATAAGATGGAAAAGCGCCTTGATCTTCAGGGATCTTTTTACCGAGAAGCTAGAAAGCTACACTTTTTCATTGAAGGACTTTCACCAAATATCAATCAACTAAAGCGAGAAACTATGTTTGTTCAGTTTCTTGAAGTTCTAGATCCAGATGATGCAGAGCTTATGATTGCTATCAAGGATAAGCAGATGCCATATAAGGGCATTACCTATGATCTCGTCAAGAATACTTTTCCCGGTTTGCTGCCAGATAGGCCAGCAGAAGAGGGAAACGTGCCCCCAAAGGGGAAGTTGGTTCCATGTCCGTTTGGGTGCAAGTCCTCAAGAGAGGATGGTCTATACTCACCCGGCCCTCTGGCAATGCACATTCGGAACGCCCATGCGGAGACAACTGGCTCATCAGAGAATGGTGAAGAAGGAGAAGATGTTATGTCAGATGGCGGAACACAAGTTTAAATTTACTTGACACACCAATAAAACTAATATATAAGGAGTATATATGAACAACGAAGGCGTCGGTGGCTAATAATGGCTAAGTCGGAAAATGATTACAATCGTAATAAGTTTGATCGAGTTGAAGATTATAACTATCGTGAAGACATTCAAGAACGACGACAACATCGTCGAAATAAGAGAATGACTAATGCTATCCGATCTAAGGATATTGATGCCCTGTATGATCTAGACGAAGATTAATATAAATAATATCTTTATCTAGATTTTAAGGAACTAAAATGGAACCATGGGGAATTTTGTCTGCAATTGACGCAGTTGGTTGTGATCCAATATCGATCAATTGCACAAAAACGTTTCAAAAGTTTATAGATGAACTTCTTGATACTATTGAGATGATCAAAATTGGCGATCTTCATGTGATATGGTGTACAACTAATGACCCTAAAAAGATTGGTTGGAGTGGGTTCCAATTACTTCAGGATTCTAATGTAACTTTTCATTTTTGTCCCAAAGATCAAAATGCAGCATTTGTGGATATTTTTTCGTGTAAACCATATGATCCTCAAGTTGTCTTAGACATATTCTGTAAATATTTTAACCCAGAGAAATCTAATATTCAGGTATTAGAAAGATATATACCAAAATAATTTGATATTATGTTGTCAACATAAAACAATTCTTGTATAAGTAATTTACTGGGTCCGTGCAGAAGATCGCAAGACCCTAACTACCGAGGGAGTCATCATCCTAGATGAGAACCGCCATTATATGGGATGTTCGGCGCAACCGATGAAAGGTTTACTCTAGGAGGTCTACGATATACAGATTGACCTTAAACGGATATGGTAGTACCCAGTAAATGATATTCAACCGAGGGTGGACTGGCGTTGATCAGCCAGAAATAGTTCTGGGAAATCTGGACGCAAGTGTATTCCACCACTTTGATTAACACTGTTGGCCTAATGAGAAGTTGGTATCGAATCCTTTATGGTTGCCCTAGCGTTGGTTCGAGTCCAACCAGTGTTATTCTAAGTTTAGTATGATTTTGGATTTTATATTATGAAGATTATTTTATCATTGACGAAACTGTGTCGGCCTGATATAGGTAGAGAATGATTAAACCATCCAATATTACCAGCAGCCATTTGGCTATAGTCGCCGCTTTGTCCCTATCTTGCGTGTCTGCTTATTTCTCTATTACGGGCATGGCAATGTTGTTCTCTGGGGCCAGCGTTGCTGTGATGATCATGGCATCTGCTCTGGAATTTAGTAAGGTGGTCTCAGCAGCATGGCTTCAACACAACTGGAACAAATGTTCCAAGCTTATTAGAGCATATCTAGTGGTCGCTACAGTTTTTCTGATCTTATTGACATCAATGGGAACTTTTGGGTATCTCTCCAGAGCGCATCTAGCAACTAGTGATAACATTCAGTTATCCCAACTACAGATTCAGCCACTACAAGACCAGATCGATCTAGAACAAAGGAAACTTAAGAATGCTCAAACTTCTCTGGATGCTCTCGATAACTTGGTTGTGGCGGCGGATCCGAAAGATTCTAATTTCATTCGCCACAAACAGGAACGAGAACGTAAAGTTCTCAATGATGAGATTTATCAGTCGGCTGGACAAATCGAATCGCTCAATGTTAAACTCTTACCATATAAAGCAGCTAGTCAAAAAGGGCAAGCTGAAGTGGGTCCTCTGAAGTATATTGCAGAGATGGTCTATGGCAAGTCTGCATCAGATCATTTTGATGAAGCAGTTCGGTTTGTTATTATTTTTATTGTGATTGTATTTGATCCTTTGGCTATTGTTCTGCTACTAGCAGGAACTTCAGGAATCAAACCAATTCAACAAAAAGAACCATTGACAATCAAACAAAAACGTGGTAGACCAAGAAAAGATGGAACGGTTTCTATCTCAGAAAATTCTATTCTTAGGTTTTTATAAACATAAATAAAATATGCGAGGGCTAGTTAACCCTTTTGACTTCTACAAAAGCTTCAGGTCTGTTATGGCTAGAGAGCGATACTTAGGTATCACCGACGAAACAATAACGATTAAGGCATTCTCAGTAGGAGGAGAATGGATGTTGAAGATACCTCGTTTATCTTCTCATATTGATTCAGATGATATGCATTGAGATATGCTATTATAGTCTTCTGAATTGGGCTTTCGTTACATCAAGAGAAGAGTTATGCTTAGGAAAGCAGTAATTGGTTTTATTTTAAGTTTAGTGTTTGTTTCAGTTGCCAGAGCAGAAACACTAGATAAACAAGTTAAATGTCTGGCAGATAACATTTATTATGAAGCAGCCAACCAGCCAACAAAAGGTAAGATTGCGGTAGCTCAAGTAGTAATGAATAGAACAAAACAACCCAATCGATTTGGATCTACTCCATGTGCAGTAGTTGGACAGAAAATCGGCAAAAGTTACCAGTTCTCATGGATGAGAACTAGAGGTAAAATTAAATACCCTGAAGTATATGCAGAATCTATTGACATTGCTCGTAATGTGTATTATGGTAAGGATGTTGATGTGTCTAATGGGGCTTTATTTTATCATGCCACATACATAAAGAACCCATGGCATTACAAGAAAGTTGCCCAAATTGCGGGTCATATATTTTATAAGGGATAATCATGGAAGTTTCATTTGAAGTTTTGGACGCGATTGAAGATCTAGTATGGAAACATGATATATCAATGATTGATGCTATTGTTTTATATTGCGAAGATAATAATGTCGATATTGAGGCTCTCGGCAAAGCAATCAAGAGTAATCAAAATCTCAAGGGGTCTATTCAACTTGAAG